GTGGAAACGACTCCCGTAAATTCCTTGAGTGTGGCCCTCCGATAATTGTGTCTTATGGGTAGGCCAGTTAATCACGACGTGAAGAGGGCGATGGCGGCCACGGGTAAATCCCGTGCCACCGTCTACCTACAGCGCAAGAAGGTGGAGGCCCAGCCGCTCGTCAAGGCGAAGGGTGGCGGGCTGGACGTGGAGATCCAGCGGCTTGAGGATCTGGCAGCGAGCCTAGGCGAATCGGCAAAGGACGACACGCGGGCCGACCGCTCTGAGCTGATCAGTAACTACACAAAGCTAGTGGAAGCACTGCGCCGCATGAAGGGCGACCGGCCAGACATCGACCAAGCAGAGGGCACGATGGTGCCAGTAGACGAAGCCGACAGGGTACTGGCCGCAAGGGATAACGCACTTGTGCCACTACTGAAAGGAATGGCAAAGCGGTTGGCCCCGATCTGTGCCAATCGCCCAGCGGTTGAAGTGGAGGCAGAGGTCGAGAACGAAGTCGGGCAGATCATGCGCCAGGTAGAGGCAGCTCTGTGACGAAGGCTCAAGAGGAGCTACGCCGACGAGCACGCATCCGCTGGCACTACGAAAAGCCGCCAGGGGTAATCGAGTGGGCGGAGCGAAACATCCAACTGGACAGCAGGCTGACGGCTCGGCCGGGTTTATATAACACGACGTGGACACCTTATGTGCGGGGCGTGCTGGAAGCACTGGCCGATCCTGGCGTCCATACTGTGACGCTTTGCTGGGGATCGCAAACAGGCAAGACGCTGACGCTCGCCATCTGGCTGGCGTACAGGATTGCGAACGATCCAGCGCCGGCGTTGCTGGTTATGCCAAACGCGGATCTGGCTAGGTCATACAGCGAGACGCGACTGACTCCAATCTTTGAAAAGTGTAAGCCGGTAAAGCGACTATTCCCGCAAGATCTGGACGACCTAAAGATCCTAGAAATGCAGTTTGCGACGATGACGCTTTCTCTGGTTGGCAGTAACAGTCCGGCCAATCTTTCCTCCCGCCCGATCTGCATCGCCGTTCTGGACGAGCTGGACTCTTTTGCAGCCCCATCTGAAAAGGACGCAGCCGCTTACTCTCTGGCGTTGGAACGGACAAAGGCGTTCCCGCAACGGAAGCACGTTCTGACTTCTACCCCCACGCTGAACACCGGCGACATCTGGATCAACTATCAGGCCGGGACGCAGGAAACTTTCCACGTCCCTTGCCATTCTTGCGGCGAGTTTCAGGCGATGGAGTTCGGGCAGATCCGATGGGATGAAACCGCACGATCGGAGGATGGCAAATGGGATATGCGAAAGGTGACGGAAACTGCATCCTACTACTGCACTAAGTGCGACGCGCCGTGGAGTGAACGCAATCGCCGCCAATCAATCGAGCAAGGTAAGTGGGTGGCGGCAAACGCAAGCTCGGAGGTTGGCCGTCGATCTTTCCGCCTGCCGAGCTGGTACTCGCCGACGATCACATTTGCGGATTGCGCTAAGAAGTTTTTAACTGAAAAGCATTATCTGCACGGTTTGCAGGGATGGGTGAACGGATGGAGCGCGATGCCGTGGGAGGATCAGTTCGACGATAACGAGCTGAACAATATCCCGCCCGGAGCCTTTGCGAAAAAGCAGGGATGGGAAACAGATCACATCAAGCTGGCTGCAATCGACAGACAGATCGACGAGTTTTGGTTCGTGGTGCGTGCGTTCGCCAGGGACGGATCGAGCAGGCTGATTGAAGAAGGTCGCCGACGAACGATCGAGGACATCGCGCAAACACTCGCCGAGCTAGGCGTGAAGAACATTCATACGTGCATCGACTCAGGATACGAGACCCAAGACACCTACCGCATCGCCGCACGCTACGGATGGACAGCGATCAAAGGTGAAGAACGCCAATACTTCTACATCGAAGGGCAAGGTGGGCGGATGAAGTCGGTTCACAGTTCGGATCAGCCGACGGACGCAGGCTGTCGTCTGCTCCTTCTCAGCTCGCCGGCCTGCCAAGATTTGCTGGCTTGGTTGCGACGCGGGCAGGGGCCGATGTGGGAAGTGGCCCATGACGTAAGCCCAGAATACCGCGAGCACATGGCCAGCCACAGGAAAGCCCATCGCATTAACCGCAAGACAGGAAAGGACGTTTATGAGTGGATCCGAGTAAAGGGCAGGCAAGACCACTTATACGATTGCGAAACCTACCTGGCTGGATTTGCGGTGTGGGGGAAGGTGATTCAGGCCGAGGCTGCGATGGCCCAGGAGGCGAAGGTATGATTGACACGATGGGAACGGAGTCGTGGATCGTGCTCTCCTTTTTTCCCTTTGGATTCAGAGCAGCAAAAACGCAACCGCGTTGCTGCTGGCCTTGGAAGCTATTGCCGCAGGGCAGGCGTCCGTTTTCCAAAACGGAGGCCGGACAATGATTAACGCATCGGTCGCAGGTAAATCCTTCTCTTACCAAGTTACGTCAGGCATCACTCCCGTTGAGGTGGCAAAAGCAGCTCTGGACGGCTGGCGTTTAATTCAGGGTAAGAACGACGCCGAGGTGGCCGCAATCTTTACAGGCGACCAGAGCCTCGTCACCTACCCACGGTTTAAGGAAACCACCTACTAAAATGGACATCGTCGGCAAAGTGATTTCGAGCTGGTCGCGCATGGTTCAGGCCGCCCGGCACGATCCACGCAAACGCCGCTGGGTAGACGCCCAACTGGCCGACACAAAGCTGGACGTCAGCTCTGCATCCCGGCAATCGATCGCCGCTCTTTCCCGTTGGCTTTGTTACAATAGTGCTATCGTTCGTGGCGCAATCGACACGATGACGCGGAACGCGATTGGCGCTGGCATTAAGTGCCAAGCCAGGACAAAGGACGAGGGCTGGAATAAGGCTACCGAAGAGTGGCTGGCGATGTGGGAAGGATCTTGTGACGTTCGCGGGATCCTCACTTACCAAGCGATGCAGCAAGTGGCCACCCGCACCATGCTACGCGATAACGAGATCTTTATACTTTTAACTGATAACGGTGATGGCTGGCCGATGCTACAAATGGTGGAAGGGCACCGCTGTGAGACTCCATCCTACGTAAAGGACGACGCCAAGATTTTCGACGGAGTACGGATGAACAAGTTCGGTCGGCCACTAAGCTACTACATTCGCACCGGGATAAACGGCGACACATTTACTGAAGTGCAAGCTGCGGATTTAATTCTCCTAGCGGAACGCGACAGGGCAGACGAAGTGCGGTCGCTGTCCAAGCTGGCATCCTGCATCAATCTACTGCTCGATCGTGACGAGATCCTAGACTATGAGATGCTCGCTTGTAAGCGGGCAGGGCAAATTGGGATGGCCATTGAGTCCACGACTAACTCCGGCCCTGGATTCTTTAACCCGACAGAAACCGATTCAACAAACCTAACGACCGACAACCTTTTTGGCGGTGGTGCCCTGGTCAACGTTCCGATGGGCAAGACGCTGCGAGAGATCAAAAACGATCGGCCTAGCCAAAATTTACAGCAGCACATGGATCAATACATTCGGGCAGTAGCATCCGGCCTTGGCGTTCCTTACGCCTACATCTGGTCGCCTAATGAGTTGACCGGCCCCAGCCAGCGGTTCGTTCTCGCCCAGGCACAACGCAGATTTGATGAGATTTCCGACGCGGTGATCGAGCAGATGCTAAAACGGGTTCGCAAGTGGGCACTGGCCAAGGCAATCAAGCGTGGCGATCTGACTCCGCCTAGGGGAATGGCGATGTGGTGGGAAGCGGTCTATCACACCCCAGCCCGCACCACGATCGACGCCGGCCGGGACAGCGCCGCCGATCGGGAAGATCTAAAGATGGGGATCAAGACTCTGGCCGACATCAGTGCAGAGCGCGGATCGGATTGGCAGGAGATCGTAAATCAGAAAATCGCCGAGCAGATCTACATTAAGCAAAAGGCACAGGAAGCTGGGCTGACTATGGCAGACGTGCAGATTACGGGAGCACCCGCTGCTCCTGCTGAACCCGTGGCAGTCACGCCACCGGCCGCACCGTTGCCAGAGGACACGACCGTTCAGCCCCAGCTTGAGGAAGTGATCGAACCAGTGCAGGCATCGATTCCATCCACAGAAACTTTCACCATGCGTGACGAGCCAGATTTTACCCTTACCCCAAAAGAGATGAACATGGTGGTGAAGGCGATCGGGATCGGTGCAAAGCCAAAAACAAAGAAGAAAAAGTAGTTGATTAAGCCTGCCGAGTAGGAGCAGGCTTGGCGCATGGAAGGCGTAGGAGGAATTGTATATAGCTTGCTCATTATCGCAGCTTTCGTTTTGGGCGTCCTGCTGCTTCTTTTGCCCGTGTTTGTTTTTCAGATATCAGGCGCATCAGCTCGTAGTGAGGCACTACTGAAAAAGGCCGTAGCAGAACTAGAAAAGATTAACGCCCATCTAACTCCTCCGCCACCTCCGCAGGAGTAATTTGACACGCCATGCGCGGGCATGGCTCAAAAACAATTTAAGGGAATTTCCGTCATCACCGCTGGCCCTGCTTTGGGTCACGGGATGATTATCGATGCGGATACTTTAACGCAAGTAGTCGAACGAGGAAACGAAGCTGGGCAGGTTAAGGTGCTCTCCGACCACAGCTCCAGCGTTAGCAACATTATTGCATACCTAGAAAACTTTACGCTAGATGGCGGCCGAGTCCGTGCGGATCTTACCCTGTTTGAGAGTCACGAAGGCTTTGCCTATTTCAGCGAGCTAATCAGCACGCTCCCTGGGCAGATCGGATTTTCGATTAGCTTTTCTGGAATCCCGCGAGAAGCGGCAGATGGCACGATGCTTGCCGATGTTCAAAACCTATTCAGCGTTGACCTAGTTTTGTCGCCAGCCGCCAATCCGACAGGCGTTTATTCTGCACGGGTTGACACACGCAAATCGCTTAATATGGAAACATCAGTCAAGGAATCAGCGCCGGTGATCGAAGCCGCGCCCGAAGCACCGGCGGCCCCGGCGTTTAATGCCGAGCAAGCCATCGCCGCTCTCTCCGCCCGCATCGACGAACTCGTCGGCAAATTTGCCGCCAAGTTTGAAGCGGCAGTTGAGGAAACACCCGTTGCGACTGAAGCTCCCGCTGTTGAAGAAGCACCCGCAGTTGTGGAAGCACCTGCCCCTGAAGCCAGCGCAAATCTGGAATCCAACGACAAGATCGTCGCCTTGGAAACTAAGCTCGCTCGTTTGACCGTTGAGCTGGAAGCCAGCAAAGGCACCCAGCCCGTAGAGATCAGCGAATCCAAACCCCTTTCTCGTAATGAACTTATCGCGAAGTTTAACGCAGAAAAAGATCCCCGTCGTGCGGCGGAGATTTTCAACCAAATCAAGCTCGCACGATAACTAAGAAAGAAGGATAGAACTATGGCAAATAGCCTCGCAACAACGAGCAACGGCAAAGTCGTAGCACAACGTGCTCTCGAATTGCTGGTTGAAAACTACTCATGGATCGCTTCCGGCGTTTCCGATTTTTCGGACGCTACCGCCCGCAAGGGTGACGCGATCGTAACCCACACCGTCTCCATCCAATCCGCCTCGGATTATTCCAGCACGGCCGGATACGTGGCTGGCGACGCAACCCAGACTGATGTCGTGGTGACCCTGTCAAATTTCAAACACGTCTCGTACGCTTTGAATGATGACGAGCGCACCAGCTCCTCGATCAACCTGGTCGAGCGCTTCGCGGCTCAAGCGGCACACGCTCTCGGAAAGAGCATGGTCGACACCGTTCTCGCGCTGGTAACCAACAGCAACTACACAACGACCGCCACCATCGCGGCCGGTGCAGTGACCTTTGGTTCCATTGTCGACATCGCGGCTCAATTGAACAGCGCAAAGGCCCCTATGGGTGGACGGTTCGCCGTTCTCAGCCCTACCAACTACGCCAATCTTTCTAAAGATTCCGTGGTTGTTGCTAACGGCCAGCGCTCCACCGACCTCGTCGGCGGATCCAGCATCGGCGAAGTGCACGGCGTGAACGTATTTAACTACGCTTCGTTGCCCTCTGCGGTATCAAAAGGATTCATCGCCCAACAGGAAGCGATCATCGTGGCGGCTCGTCTGCCCGAGATCCCGAATGTTGAGTTCAGCGGCACCGTTGCCAACGTGACGGAAGCTAAGAGCGGTCTGTCGCTCCAGGTTCGCGAGAGCTACTCGCTCGTGACCGGCAGCGTGCAGCGCACCTATTGCCTCATCTACGGTGCGGCAAAGGGATCGGCCAGCTCACTTGTTCGGATCGTGTAAGTAACAGAATCATCCGGGTTGCCCGGACGCATCGGGGGGTGCG